AATCAATATCCCGCATAAATTGCGGTATGTTGATCGTTGTGTTATTTTACACATAACGATTGCGATGACCCCGCGCTGAAAAACGAATACACGACGCGCCCGCAACCGGATTTCCAACCCTCGTTTTCACCCTCCCAAGGAGTTACGCCATGAAACGCTTCAAATTGCCATCCCTGTTGTTTGTCGTCCTATCCTTCGTCTTTCTCACCAGCGCGCGCGCCGGGGAAGTGACCGTTGCCGTTGCCGCCAACTTCATCGGCCCCATGCAGACGCTCGCCGCCGGGTTCGAGCAGGAAACCGGGCATAAGGCTACCGTCTCGTCTGGCTCGACCGGCCAGTTCTACACGCAGATCAAGAACGGCGCGCCCTTCGATGTGTTCTTCGCCGCCGATAGCGCAACCCCCGCCCGACTGGAAACGGAAGGCGACGCGGTCTCTGGCAGCCGGTTTACCTACGCCTTAGGCTCACTCGTGCTCTGGAGCAAGAAAGCAGGCTTTGTCGATGACAAGGGCGAAGTGCTGAACAAGGGCGCGTTCGCGCACCTTGCCATCGCCGATCCCGAAAAAGCGCCCTACGGCGCGGCGGCCATCGAAACGCTCAAGAACCTTGGGAAATTCGATACGCTCCAGCCGAAATTCGTCACCGGCAACAACATCGCCCAGGCGCATCAGTTCGTCGACACCGGCAACGCGGAACTGGGATTCGTCGCGCTTTCGCAAGTCTATAAGGACGGCAAGCTGACCGAAGGCTCAGGCTGGATCGTGCCGGGAAACCTGCACGCGCCTATCGTTCAGGACGTGGTGCTGTTGGTGAAGGGTAAGGACAACCCCGCCGCCGCCGCGCTCCTGCAATACATCAAGGGCGCAAAAGCGGCTGCCGTCATCGAATCCTTCGGGTATCGGATTTCCCGGTAAAATTGCCCAGCCCTGCGGTCAAGTAAAGCGCGTTTGATTTCTGGACGAATCGGGTTTGATTTTCGGACGGGAAATTGGGCGGATTTTGCCTGATTTCCGGACGGAAATAAACCGCCTTTAACAGCGGTTTATTTTGGCTTTAGCTCCCGGCCTCAACCGGGGAAGGGGGCGTCAGGCGGGAAGCCGCTTCGCCAGTTCGCCCAGGTCGATCCGTCACCAGTGACCCGGATGAGGATTCCATATTTCTTGGAAAGCCGGGTTAAGTCGGCGATGAAATTGACGTAGCGGGCGCTGTTGTTGTCCATGATGCCTTCTCCTTCCGTGGTTGATGAAAATGTTTTCGACATCTCCATTAACGCGCTGTGCGCCCGAAGAGCCAAGCAAGGTCTGGCGTTTCGGGCAGTTTTTCCAAAGAGTAGCTGGGACGCGACAGCCCCGCTCAACGAAACCCGCGAAGGGGCTTTCGTTTAACGGGGATTCCGACCGGGAAAATTGCGCTTAATCCGGCTTGATCCAGAGCACTTCCGTTCGGAGTGTGGTGCTGGCGGACGCGGCGTAGTGCTTGCGGGTGACGCGCTGCCAGTCGGTCAGCAGGTCATCGTACAACTCGCTCGCGTAGCCGGAAATCAGCGCCTTGCCCTTGCACCCCTTCAACAGGGTCAGCAACTCGACGTGGCGGGCATCATCCATCTCATGCCGGTACTTCGCGCTCTTGTCGCGGGTGCTGTGAACGTAAGGCGGGTCAATGAAATGCAGCGCGTCATGGGTATCCTGCACCCGGATTACATCGAGCGCGTCACCGCACTCAATCACGACGCCCTGCAACCTGCGACGAACATGGGCAAGGTGGCGCGGATAGGTGCGCCACTCATGCGCCTTGCACCAACCGCCGTGTCGATGGCGGGCATTGGCAAAGGTATTTTTGCCCGGATTGAACAGCGCCGTATGGTGAAAGCTCATGTAAGCCCGGATGATGGCGCGGCGTGACCGCTCGACCGGGTCCGACGTCGGCTCAAAAGCGCGCTCAAACTCTCGCCGGGAATACGGCGTGCGCTTCAACTGCCGGATGAGCGCGCCACACTGCGCTTCGTTTTGCAGTACCCGAAAAATTCCGACAATTTCTTCATCGGCATCATTGTAGACCTCGACCCGCGCGCGGGGCTTTCGCAACAACACACTGGCCGCGCCGCCGAACGGTTCCACATATACCCGGTGTTCCGGCATGTGCTCGATAATCCACGGGGCGATTGCCCATTTGCCGCCGAAATAGCGTAAGGCGCTACGGGTCACATCACGCGTGGCCGCGAGGCGGGTCTGATTGTTAAAGAGCGGTGTCCTTTTGAACATGGCGCGTCTCCTTGATTGAGGACGCTCCGGGGCGTTCTGGTGGGCGGCTCAAGGCCGTCATCTGATTCAATGTGCCGCATCTTGGGCACTTGATGGCAAGCTGCCGATAATCGGCTTCCGCCAGTTTTCTTTTACATTGTCCGCAGCGGACTGTTTCCATTTTTGCGTTCCAGTGATAGCCTTCGCGCCGCTGTGATCGCAGCACGGCGTCTTGGCTGAACGCAGGATAGCTCTGCGGGAGGCGGCTCGCCGGGGTGTTACAGCACCCCGGCGGGTCGCGCCGTCTCTTGGTCTATGTCCCTCCCCGCGCGGCTTGCGCCAGAATGTGCCGGACGATGCGGGCGATTTCGTCCAGGTCGCTGTACGAGACGCCCATAAACCGCCGTCTTGGGATTCTGACCTTGTTGCCGCGTCCCGCCCGGTCGGAACCGAAATTTACGGCATGAACGCCCTGCCTCTGCGCGGAAATCACCAGCACGTCCCCTTCCATCCGATAGGTAATGCCCTGTCCGCGCAACTGGCCGGTATCGATCAGCGGCTGCGAGCCGCTTCTACCCTTCGCCCGGCGAATGGCCAGCGTGACGGGCGACAAGGGTTTAAAAGCGTTGCCCTCCGGGGTTACGCCTCTCAGAATGCGCTCCTGGGTCGTCAATACCAGCATCTCGCCGATGGCTTTCATCCCGCCATCCCGCAGGTCGGCGGAACAGCCGTCCGCAAGCCTTTTCAGCATGGCTTGCAGGCGACTTGAGTCAATTTCGATGGTCAGGGTTGGCATTTTTCGGTTCCGTTCCTATAATGGGGGCGTGGGCATGAAGGCTGGTGCGTCTTGGACGTTTATGTCGGGGGCCTTTGGGAGCATCGATGGCCAGTCGCTCACTTTCCTCCCAGCGTTTTTATTACGAGGGAAACAAGCGCCACCGCGCGGTTACGTTTGCCCTCTCGCACCTCCCACACGGCTCTGAATTTTTCGCCATTCTCTTCCCACGTCACCAAAAATCGTTCGTGTTTGTCTGCATCGTTGTACCCGGCGGGGACGGGATTCCCTGTTTCAAGCCCGTGCAACAGCCGTCCCAAATCCTCTGGCGTTGCCATACGTTGCCCCTTGCCGTCATATTGATGGCGTTTCTTAACGTGTTGAGCAACGCCCGACGGAAGCAACGCCAGATAGTGCGACAAGTCCGTTTTGACCACATCAGCAAATCTTTCCGGGCGCTCGACAAAGCCCAGCCATAAGTCGTCCGTGCGGCTTGGGTCTTGCAGAACCGCGTCTATGTAGTCTTCGATACGGTTAATGGCATTGATTTTTCGTCCGATTTCGGAGATGAGCGCGCGCTGGATGGCAGGCGGATAGGTAATCAGCTTGTCCTGCACCATGCAGCGCAGTTCCATGTCGGTATTCGCCCCCGGCGCGTAGTCCCAGCCCTTGCCGATGCCGGGCGGGGTGCCGGTCTTGGGGTCGGGCGAATCCCACCCGTCCGGCGGGGTGGTCATCGCGCCCACTCTGGGGGCAACCACCGCCGTCACCGTACAGCCGCATCCCCAGCCATTCGGCGGGTAGTGGGTTTTCCAGAATGGATGTTCGCGTGGCAGGGTCAGTCTGGCGTTGCCCCACGCCCGATGTTGCGGCCTGAAATGTTCTTTCCCGGAATGGACGTACTGCCAATAGGGCGCGACCTTGGCGAGATTGGGGTCGTTCAATTGCCGCCAGCGTCCGGCGGCGTAGCTTGTCCGCAGGTTGGTTTCATAAATGACCCTTGTGCGCCACGCTTCGCCCGCTTTCGTCCCCTCGCCCGTCCAGCCGTGCCAGCCGTGCTGCTCGACGATTTTCTTAAAATCGCGCCGGAATTCGTCCAGCCCTTGGCCTGCCCTGAATTTATCTTCTATGGCGCGATGCAGGGCTTTCAGTGGGTCATGCAACAGGTCAGCTTTCGCAGCGCCCGCCACGATGAAAGCGCGGTCGTGCGCGGCCTTTTCGATGTCATCCCATCTTCGCGTCGGCAGGTTGAGCTTGCGCCGGAAAAAGTCGATTTGTTCGGCGAAGGGTCGCCCGGACTGCTCCGAATAGCGCACCCTGTCCTGATATTTAAATCTGGCCATTACGCGCCCTCGGCCTCATCCTGTACCTCGGCCATGCCGCGCAGTTCCAGCGCGATGAACGCCTGCGACATGGCATCTACCAGGCGCTCGGTCGAGAGTTCTGGCCACGCGGCGAGCAGCATTTCCCGGAATTCCTCCAGCGACCCCGCCGCTTCCAGCATGGCCTCTATTGTGCCCAACCACCGGGCGATTTCCGGGTCGGCGTCGTCGTTAAGCTGATCCACCGCCCGCGCCATGGGGTCATCCGGGTCGGACGGGTCGGATATACGGGAGAGCGCCGCCGTAAAGGCAGTGGATAGTGGCGAGTGGTTAGTTGCTAAACCCTCCCCAAACTGACCACTCACCACTGACAAGGTTTGCGCGTCCTTCCCGGCGCGGGGAATCTGCATGGCCTCATGCGCCCAATCCACGTCGATTTCCATGCCGATGCGCGCCGCCTCCGCCAGCACCTTCACCATTTTTTCCTGATCCGCCGATTCCTCGGTCTGGTAGAAAAACCGGGGCATCCGGTCAGACGAAAACATGCCGTTAATGGCCGCAATCGGGCGTACCAACTGCTCATTGATAGCGGGTTCGATCTGGCGCACGTCGTGCAGCATGATTTCCCGGCGCACCTGATTATGAATATCGCCCAGGGCGTTGGTACTGCTCTTGCCGTCCGCCTGACTGGTCAAGGTGCCGCCCAGAATGGCGATGGACTGTTTGCGCTCCCAGTATTCGATGACATCCAAAAACGTGCCGACCGCGCTGCCGCGTGATGCCTCGACAAACTCGATTGCCATCGTCGCGGGGACAATGCCCGCGCCGTCGTGACCGATGTTGCGGACGGCGCGTAAAAGCTGATTGCGCTCGGCATCCCCCAGTCCCGCCGGGTATTTGCCCAAGCGTAGGGGCAAGCCGTACATTTCCAGAAAACGCTGCATGTCGCGGACGTTGTAGGCTTTGTAGGCATACGTCCACGCCAGCACCCGGAACAGGGCGCTCTGCTCAAGATAGCCGGATTTGGCGCGGTGTTCATGGATAATCCAGCGCCCCGGCGTCAGGGGCACCGGGATGCCGTCGGCCAGATAATGCAGTTCGCCCGCATGGTCGCCTAAATTTGGAATGCGAAACATCCGTTGCGGTACCCAGGCCAGCGCGGCGCGGCCATCCTCGCCGGGGCGCGGCAACCAGACCTCACCGGGCGTCCAGTTGATTTCAATCGCCACAAATCCCTTGCCGATGGCGTCGGTGAGGTCGTATTGCATGTCCTCAAAATTGTCGATGGCGGAGAGCATGTCCGCCAACTCGGCAATGCGGGTGAGTTCGGCTTGCGTTGCGTCATCCTTTGGCGCAAGCTGCCAGCCCAGACCGGTCACGGCGCGGCGGCGCTTGGAGAGTTCGCCAAAGATGTGGGCGTCCTGTTCTTCCACCAGTTCAAAGAGCGCCGCCTGATGGGTGATGTCGCCCTGATCGGCGGCGGCAAAGGCGCGCGACAACACGGACGGGTCAAGGGTATTCACGCTCGCGTAGTTGAGCGGATTCGAGCGCGCCGATTGCGCCCACGCCTGCGGGGTCTTGAGCAAGGCGCGGGACACTCTGGCAAACGCCGCCTGTAGGGTCTTTTTAATCATCGTCGTCATCCCATGTTGAAAAGCCGGAACGCCCGCTAGATGCGCCGCGTCGGGCGTTGGAAGCCGGGGTGTAGAGCCACTCGCCGCCGTATTGCGTTGCCAGTCGCCAGAGCTTTTCCAGCGCGTCGGGGCCGTCGTCATGATCGGCTTCCGGCCAGAATTTCAGTTGTTCCAACAGCACATGCTGGCTGCGATGCAGGCGAATCTTGCCGTTGGCGATGTGCGGTTGCAGACTCACAATCCGCAGTTCCTTGTTGACGTTTTCCGGCATGGGCACGCCGGGAAAGGGAATCCCGGCCAGGGCGGCGCGCTTGATAAGCTCGGTATATAAAAATTCCTGAAACTGCACGGTTTCCACGCCCCAGGCCAGACAGTGATAATGCGCCTGTAAGGCGATAGCCCGCTCGATGATGGCATCCGGCACGCGGCGGGAAATGTCGGCTTCCACCACGTCCAGCGTCATCGTCTCCCGGCAAAAACCGCCGACCAGAATGGCGGACGGGTCACATGCCCGCCCCGGTCGGAGAGGCGCAACGCGCAATCGCCAATCAAAAACACGCCGTCAATGCCCTCGCGCGGGATGATGATTCTTACTTGCGTATTCACCCGCCAGACGCGCCATGCCTCTTTGTCTATCGGATAACGCCAGCCCTGCACGGTCAATTCGATGCGATGCGCGCGGGCAAGCCGTCGGGCGCGTTCAAGCTGGGCGCGGCGCTGGCATCCGCCCAGACCCTGCCCATGCTTGTCCGCAACGATGTGCATCGGACGGAAAAATTTAATCCCCTTATCCCATGCCTTGCCGCTGATCGCCTCGTTTTCGTCGGACGCATAGCCCTTGATGCAATACTCCGAGAAGCGCAGCGCGTGTTCATCGACGACGCTGTAATCAAGGATGTGCTCGCCGTAGATCAGGGTGAACACCGGCTCCGCGTTGTTGGGTTCGGTGAGGATTAAACCGCCTTCCGGCGTCGGGTAAAACAGCAGATTGGCAGTCCGCGCGGCATTGATGAGCGCGTTCGCGGGCGCTTCGCACTGCATGGCGAATTCCGGCACGGCCTTGGTTTTTGCGGCAAGGGTTAAAGGCACTTTAAAATCACTGCAAAGGCGCTTTGCAATCTCGCCCAAAGTGAGGCCGGAAAGGGTTTTGGAGTATTGGCTATCCACCAGTTCCCGCCCCAATGAGCGCCCGTCAAGGGAAATGTCGTGGCTATCCTTACTGACGCTGCGCGAGAGCTTATCCAGCCGCACGGTGGTGACCAGTTCATCGCCGATGACGACCCGGCAAACCGTGTTGGCATCCACGCCTACTTCATCATTGGCGGATTCCGGCAGGGCAACGGAGAGCCGCAAGGAAGCGCAGAGATCATCCACGGATTCCCGGATTTCCGCCTGTTGCCACCAGTCGTAGCGTTTGCCGTCA